TCATTCCTTCTCCTTCCACACCTTCACCCCCTTCTCGACCGAGCGGCCGAGGACGTATCCGCCGACGCCGAGCTTCAAGAGGTCCCACATGTCGGGCGGGATGTCGGCGGCCGGGGTGCCGAACAGCGGCACGACCAGGTAGTTGTTGGCGATGATGACGCCGAACAGCAGCATCAGCAGCGGCCGCCAGCTCCGGGCGATCCAGCTTTCGGAGCGGGCCTCGGCGACGATGATGGCGGCGGCCGCCTCGATTTCCTTCATCTGGCCGGTCAGCACCATTTCCTGGAGCCGGGCCTTGATCTGGGCGGCCTGGTCCTTGTCCTCGACCGCCTTGTCGATGACCCCGAGGAGGCCGCCGATCAGCGGCCCGAGTAGGGCGGAAAACATGGCCTACTCCACGTCGTTGTAAAAGCGGTGGCGGCCGATGACGGCCGACGGTTCGCGCCCCACCGCCCACAACGGTGGGCGGCCCAGGGCGTGGTAATGGGTGGCCCCGTCGGTGGGGTCGGCGAGCGCCCCGGCCACCGCTCGCCTGGCAATACGCAGGCAGGCGGCGAAGCGGCGGTCGTCGGGGTTGACAGCCAGGATTTTCGGCCGGTTGGGATCGTTCCCGTTCCAGCAGGAGAACTGCCAGGGCTTGAGACAGACCTCGACGATGGTGGTGCCCCACCAATAGCCGCCGCGCTCGCGGGCCCGGCGCACCCGGTTGACGACGACGGCGGCCACCGCCTCCTGGCCTCGCACCGGCTCGCCGCGCGCCTCGCCGTAGAGGGTGCGGGCCAGGATGTCGACCGCCTCGTTGCGCGCGGCCGGCCGCCAGCCCGCCTCTCGCAAGGCTTCGACGGGTGGGACGGGTCGCCTGTCGGTCAGGGGCGCGTTCACGCCGCACCGCCACGCCGGCTGTTCACGGCGTCCAACTTGTCCTCGATGCGCAGCAGGTGCCCGGTGAGGCGCTTCTCGACCTCCCGCAGGTAGGCGATGGAGGCATAGGACTTGGCGACCTCCAGCTTATAGGCGGCCAGGTTGTCGCTGAGCCGGGTGATGGCCGCCTCGCAGGCGGCGCGACCGCCGGCGACGGCGGTGTCGGTGTCGCGGCGGTTGCGCCAGATCAGCCAGTAGAGCCCGGCCAACGCCGGAATTTCGACCGCGGTGATCCACCACACCACGTCGACGGCCCAGGGATGTCCCATGACCTCATCCTTCCTTGTCCAGAGAAACGGGAAATACAGCGGGTGTCGGCGGCCCTCAGGCCTGCCGCCCGGGCGGGTTGACGGCGAGATGACGCCACCCCTCGCCGGTGAGGAGCACGCAGGAAAGACCGTCCGGCCGCGTCAGCACGATGGTGAAGCTGCCGGAAGGAGACGCAAACACCTCCATCAACAGACCGTCGGCGGTGAGGCCCACGGCCGCCGGCGTCTCGCCATAATGGCCGGCCAGGGCATCGGCAATCGTCTGGCGCTCGGCGCACACGGCCGGCACCTGGGCACGCCCGTGATGGCCCCCCAGAAGCAGGGAAAGGGCGATCACCGCGCCGACAAGGCAACGCATCATGGCAGTCTCCTTCGGGAATGGATGAAAGCCGGCCGGAGCCGGTCCCGGCTCAAAGCGAAAAGTCGGTATCGGCGACAAAGCTGCCGGCCCCGGCCCGCCAGCGTCCCGGTTCGCGCAAGCCAGACGGCGGCGGCGCTGGCCGTGACAGGCGCACCGGCTCGCTAAGCAGGCAGCCGGACACGGCATCCAGACCATCGTCCGGGGTGCGGCCGCCGGGACGCCATTCGCGCATCTCGGTGATGAACGGCGTGTCCCAGACGCCGCGGTGGGCGTGCAACCGCCCGGCCGCCAGCACGGCGTCGAAGGCGTCGACAATACGCAGGTCCTTGTTGCGGCTGGACGCCTTGGGGATGACCGCGCAGGCGAGGCCGGCCGCCGCGATCTCGCGGCGCAGCAGGCCGGGCAGGAACTTGCCCAGGCCGTTGGTTTCCAGCGTCACAGCCGGCAGGTGGTTGCGGCCCAGGAACGCCGCCACTTGGCGGCAGAGCTGCGTCGCCTCGTCAACCTCCGCCACCCGGGCCGGGTCGTGGGTGAGATAGGACACGCGGTGCAGCCAGTGATCGCCCTCCTCGTCGGTGAAGAGAGCGGCAATCACGCTCCCATCCCCCGCATCCGGCGCGCCGTAGGACGGATCCCACCAGCAGGAGGCCGAGACCAACTGGCGCGCCCCCAGGCACAGCCGTGCCTCGCCGTTGCCCTCGCTGTAGGCGAGCTCGTCGTCGTAGAGGCGCAGGCGGTCGGGGTCGAGCCGACCCTCGGCGGCATTGACAGGGCGCAGCATCATCTGGCTGGCAAACTTGGCGGGTCCCCTCCGTCGGCGGATCGCCTCGATCCGGGCGGCGGTGAAGCGCTCCGGCCAGCGACTCCGGCCCCGCTCGTCCAGCAGAGGCAGCTCAAGGCGCGCAAAACCCTCGAGGAACGGAGCCGTCTCGCCGGCCTCCTGCCGGGGGACAACCGCATAGATGCTGTAGTAGGTGTGCGGGGTGCCGACAAAGAGCTGCAGGCCGCCCGGCACCAGCACGTAATCGATCTCGCCCAGCCGCTCGCGCAGGTCGGCCCGCTTGGGCGCCGTGTCGCAGGTGTTGGGAACCTCGACGTCGTCGCACACGATGACGTCAGCCCTGGATCCCGTGATGTTGGCGCCGATGCCGCGGGCCAGCATCGAGGGATCGCGCAACTCGGCGGCGCGCTGCACCGTGAACTGCGCCGCCGCCCACTGGTCGCGCTGCGGTGGCTTGAGACTGGCGGTCTCGGGATGGCGCTCGATGATCCGCTTGACGTTGCGTGCCATCTTGCGGGCCAACGCGAAGTCGGCCGCCAACACCAGGATGCGCAGGTCGGGGTTACGATACAGCAGCCAGGCGCAGAACAACCCGACCAGGGTCGACTTGCCGCTGTCGCGGAAAGCCAACAGAAGGAGCTCGCGGTCGCCGGCCGCCCAGCGCCTCGCCAACCACCGGCAGATTTCGGCGTGAAGAGGGGGCGTCGTCAGATTCTGGTTGCGGTTCCAGGCGGCGACGAACTCGGGAAAGTCCACGCGTACCACTATGCCCGCTCAGGTCTCGGCGCCCGCCCAGGCTGGATGCGAGTCGACGGCGATGGCATCCAGCGCCGCCCCGTCCCCGGCCGCGACGGCACCGTCGATGGCTCCCTTGATGGCCCACGATGCGGCGTAGACGGCGGCGACGTGCCGGCGAACGGCTTGTCCGACCCGCACCATCTCGGCCGGCGTCAGCCCCCGGATCACGTTGTCCGCCCCCCGGAAGACCAGCACCGCCTCGGCCACGCCTTGGGCGTCGAGGGCCATCGCCTCCGGTACCATGCCGGCGATGTTGGCCTCGTCGGTGGCGTCGCGGAAATCCACTGCCCACCCTAGGCCGGTATCGAGGCTGCCCGGGTGGCGCCGCCGGTCGCGCTCGGCATCGACCTGCGCCTTCTTCGCGACGCCTTGTTCGGTCGGCGGCGGGTCGAACCGTTCCCGGGAAACCACCCAGGCCGCGCCGTCAAAGGCCTCGCCGACGATCCGCTCGCGGCTGCCAAGTCCGCTGACTGCCTCCCGGCATTCCACGACCTTCTCGGCACCCCGCGTCAGCCCGGCCCTGGCGGCGTGGGTCACCGCCCCGTCCGACCAGCGGGCGATGCCGCCGACAACGGACCGAACCTTGACTCCGGTGCCTGTGTTGACGATCACGAGCATCAGCGTGCCCTCCCCTGCGGCAGCCTTTTGCCGCCCAAATGGTGTTCAAGAAACGCAAAGTAGAGATAGATGGCGCCATTGGCGTTGAAGCTGGGATCGGAACTGCGCCACTTCGCGCCACCGGCCGTCATGTCGAGGCCGTTTGCCCCCGCCGCCTCGGCGCTGGTGGTGTTCAGTTGCAGGTACGCCTTCATTTCGTTGGTGTAGCCGTGGCGGGCCGGATCGTACTCGAACCACGCTCCCGTACTGCTCGTCCGCTTGCTCACGAACCACACCGGATAGCCGCCCAGGCCCACGAACGGCCCGTCGGCGTTTCCGTTTCCGGTGTAGGTGCCGACCTTGACCGCGTCGGTGTCGGCGAAGAGGTAGAGGATGCAGATATCACCAGGATTCCCCACACTGGTCGAAACCGTGATCGTCGCCGACGTAAAGTCGTAGAGATGGTTCCCGGCCGCCGCCCCGGCCGTGCCGTTCAGCACGAGATATTGGCCGTTCCCGATGACCCCCGGTGCCGCCGCCACCCAGTTCGCCGTGGCATCCCGGTCCTTGGCGATCCCCAGGGCGGGCGTCTGTCCAAGCGAGTGTGGAAGCGTGTAAAAGCCGACGCTTCCCGGTAGCGTGAACTGGATGATCGACACCCCGAGAACAGGGTCGTAGCGTTCCTCGGCTGGCGTGATGTCGGCCGATCCCCACCCGGAAGTCTTCTGTGTCAGGCCGCCAACAAACAGCCCGACATACGTGTCGCCGTTGTTGTTCGAGTTCGCGCCGACCGTAATGGCATTGATCCCAAACGCTTGAAGCGTGTCGGCATCGGTTAACTCGGCGCCCGCGCTCGCGCTATTGATGAACTTTGTCGCACCCCGCGGACTGTCAAACCATTGCCAAAGCCCCGCCGTGTTGCGACGCTTGATGATGGCGAAGTCAACCGCGTTCTGTCCGGTAAACATTCCGCTCAGAAGGCGGCCATCCGTTCCATCGCCAGTCCACGTCAGCACCCCAATCTGCGCCCTCGGGTTCCTGGGGGCCTTGGTCGGTAAATGGGCCGTGCAGAGAGGCTTGAAGCCGGCGGGCGCGGCAAAGTCGAAATCCGCTGGGTCGTTTTTCAGGACCGCCGTGAAGGTGGCTGTGTTTGAGCCATCACCAATCACCGGCCAATAGGTCGCGTCGGGAAGGTCCGACACCGCCACGCCCTCGGAGACGCCGTTGCGGTAGAACGTCAACGTCCGCGCATCCAGGTCAAGAGCCACCCCGATTTCGTCGTTTATGGTGTGTTGCTGTCCGTAGGAGGTTGTCCCGCCGTTGTTATAAACGGCTCCAAAGCCGTACCCCCAGGCTTCGGAGGTTGCGCCGGGATACAGACCAATAGCCGACAGGTTCGTGGTCCGGGCGATGCCCGTCATCATCGACGAGTTGGTCTCGCTCGTCGCCGTGATCTTGACCGCCCAATACCATTTCCCCGAGGACACGCCGATGGTACCAACACAGCATCCGCGCGTACTCGCCGTCCCATAAGCGACACGCAGGGCCGCGTGCGAGAGAACGGCGTCGGCCCCTTGCGCCAAGGCGTTCCACCGGCAGTAGTTCCCCAGGTCCGCACTCGCCTTGTCGCCCGGCACGTCCGAGGTCGTCGTCACGCCGTTGACGGCGGTCCAGTCGTTGCCGTTGCCGCTCTTGTCAAGGACCGTCGTGCCCGACATCTCCCCGTCGAGCCAGAAGCCGTTGGTGCCCCATGCCGTCACGTCGGGACGCTTCGGCACCCAGTTGCCGTTGGCGTTGAACGTTCCGAAGTGTTCCGGCCCGAGCGCCGCACCGTCCACGAAGCAAAAGTCGGAGAGGGTGCCGTCGAAATACTCGGCGGCGCTGTCGGCCCACCGCCCGATGACGTGCGGCGTTGCGTGATTGAACGTCATGTCGGTGTTCTGGCCGGGGTAGGAGGCGGACGCGAAGGACGTGACCCGGACGCCGTTCCGGCTGATTTTGATACGATCCGAGGCCGTCTCCAGCGTGGTGTCGATCTCGATGTTCCAGTGGTCGTGGGCGGTCACGTCCCGATCAACGAGATTGGAAACGATGTCCCACGGGCCGAGGGCCGAGTAGAACCGGAACTGATCTGAACCGGAAGAGCCGAAACCGATGACCTGACGATCCGAGGCGCCGGTCCCGGCCCCGAATACCGCCGTGTTGCCCGAGCCGAGGTTGAGCTTCGTCCGCTTCTTCCAGAACGAGACGGTCATTCTCCGGCGGCTGTCCCCGGCCCCCGGCGCCCGGGTCAGAATGGCGCTGTTCGCCGCCTTGAACTGGAGAGAACTGAGGGGGGCGTAGGAGGCGCCCCGGCGGATTCCGAGAAGTCCGACATCGAAGGACATCATTACGCCCCCCTCTGGTCGATGGCGACGTCGGTCGTGATGCCGTCGCTCTCGAACAGAAGCAGGTTGACCGCCCCGTCGGCGCCGTCGAAGACGCCGCTGGCCTCGGTCAGCGTGGCGCCGACAAAGGTCAGCGACCGCGCTCCGGAGTTGGCGGCACGGATCAGGGTCGCCCCGGCCGCCATGCCCGACACGTCGATGGTGCCGTCCACGTCCACCGTCAGGGTCTTGCGGTTGGAGCCGGCAATGGAGGTGACGGTCAGCGTGTCGTCCGCCATGGCGTCGAGCGAGCCCAGCGCCTCGTAGCCCTGGCCGTAGCCGGCGGCCAGGACCTTGTCTTCGTCGCTTTTGACGATGGCGGTATCGGCCGGCTCGCCGCCCAGCAGGGCCAGCGCCGCCGCCGTTGTCACCGCCTGCACCACCGCCTCCATGACGGCCGAGACGGGAACCCCCGCCATGCCCGCCGCCACGACCAGATCCCCCGTCGTCCCGTCGAACCACAGGTACCTGCCCTTGCGCGCCTCTCGGGCCGGCAGCTCCAACGCGGCGTCGGGATCGGTGGCCGGCAGCCGCAGGGTACGAGCCACATCATCGGCGATCTGCTGGATGGCCGCCGTCTGGTAGTCGAGTTCGTCATTGAGCACGCGGGCCCGGAACTCGCCCGATTCCTGGAAGTCGGTGGTGCGCTCGATAGCGAGGCGCCGGCGCACCGTCACCACGCAGTCGGCCACCGGCGGGTCCAACACGACGGTCCCCCCTTCCGACTCGCCGGCACCGAGGATCGTATAACCCGAGGTCCGCCGCCCGCCGTCGACGTAGACCTCGATGTCGTCGTCCTTGAAGATCGGGAAGTGGAAGGGAAAGGTGCCCTGGCTTCCGTCCGTCACCTGGTACTGTTCCCAGGGCCGCCGGTCGCCGATCTGGATGTGGTCGGGCATGCCAAATGCCTCCGTCATGATCATCAAGAGTTGGGGAAATAAGCCAGTCGTCCAGCCTCGCTCTCAGCGCGGCGTTTTGGGTTAGTCTTTCGACTTGTATTTGCCGTACAGATCGACGCCCCTGTCGGCGAATTTCAGGACCGACCCGAGCTGATCGTAGCGCGCGTCCAGCAGGTTCCTCCTCTGGGTGTGGGCGAGATTGCCGTAGATGTCGTTGATCTGCAGGAGGTTCATGCGGCGCGCATCGGCGAGATCGCGCTCCGTTGCGCTGGAAAGACCTCGCAGCAGGGCCTCCAGCGATCCCCCGGCGCCGCCAACGCCGCCCGCCCCGGCGCGGGCCCGCTGGGCCGCCAGGTTGCGGATCATTTGTTCCTTGCGGCGGCGCTCCTCGATCGCCTGGCTCTCGCGGATCTGCCGGGCCTGGGCATCCGCCTGGGCCTGGACGGCGGCGTTCGCCGCCTTGGCCTGGTTGGCGGCCTTGGACATCGACAGCGCCGTCGATGCCGCCGACGTCAACACATAGGGAAGGGCTGCTCCCATGGATGGGTCTCCGTTCTTGCTCCGTTGCCGCCATGCCGTCCGACATCAATCGTTGGCGCTGACCAGCGAGCTCACCGCCAGCAGGGTGAACGGCAGCGGCGTGTCCTGTTCGATGCGCCAGAGGGGCGCCGTCGCTCCCTTCCGCCACCCGAAGGCCCTGACCGTTTTGTCGCCGGTGAAGACCGGCAGCGGCGAATCCAACGTAGCGCCGCCGAAACGCTTGAACGGTACCTCGGTATAGCCGCGCCCGGTGTCGAGCCGGAGCGCCGACGTCTCGTGCAGCCGGAAGGTCGATTCGACGTGGCGGATCCTGCCGCCCTGGCTGGCGCCCCCCACGTCCGACGGCGCCGGCGGCAACGGTTCGATGACGTGGGTGAATCCGAGGCCGATCTGCACGGATCTGGCCGGCGGATCGATCGTCACCGTCCCCCCTTCCACCAAGGCGTCGGCCCTCACCGCGCCGTCGGCCACCACCTTGACGGTCCGACCCTCGAGGTGGCCGAGGCCGCTCCAATCGGCCCGCGGCTCGTTATCGCCGCCGGTCATCCCGGCGTCCACCGCCAGGGCGTCATCGAGCACCTCGATAAAGTGCTTGCCGTCGCGCTCGACCAGCATGTAGATCTCGTCGCCCACCACCGCCACCGAGCGGAACGCCCCCTGGGTTTCCTGCGCGGTCCAGGCGGTCACCTTCTCGGCCCGGTAGAGCGTCACGGTACCAAGCCGGCCGTCGGTCATGACGACGTGCATCAGGCGCTTATCCTTGTCGAAGTCCTGGTCGCGCGGCGCCTTGACCAGGTGGCGGGCCAGCATCGCCAAGTCGTCCGACTGGTAGGCCTGCTCGATGTCGGCGAACACGAACTCGCGCAACTCGCCGAGGTTACGCGAGACATAGAGCGTTGCCCCGTCGACATCGCGCGGCGGCACCGTGCGGTCGACCGGCGAGCCCACCCGCGTCTGACGGTTTAGCTGGATGTTGCCCGGCGTCAGCGGATCGCCCGTCACCATCCATTCCGCCCCCGAGGTGAAGACCTGCAGGTGCCGCCCGGAGAAGACACCGCGGATCGCATTCACCTGGTCCGACAGGATGGCGAACTCGATGGCCTCGTCGTCCAGCCCCTCGCCGAGGTCGAAATTGAAGAGGTCCGCCGACTTGGAGAGCCACAGCCGGTTCGGCAGGTCCCGCGAGCCGCCGATGACCATGCGGTCCTGGTGGAATGCCACCGAGGTCGGCCAGCCGCGCACGGCGGAGAAGGCTTGCTCCTCCCATTCCTTGGTGGCCGCGGTCGAGGCCAGCGTCTCCTTGGTCGTTGCCTGCGCCTGGGTGGCCGAAATGAAGCCGGTGACCTCCACCTCCTTGCCCTGGAGGCGCAGGCGGGTTCCCACGTGCCCGCTCTCGAACACGGCAGCCGAGGCAGTGAGGGTGATGGTACCCGAGGTTGCGCTCGGCGTCAGCGTCACCTCCTCGACCGCGAACTTGTGGCAGGGCTGAAAGATCTTGCCGTTCTTCTCGAAGAAGGCCCAGTCGGCGATCGTCCAGGTGCCGTCGGCCATACGCGTGATCTTCTTGGGCGGCACCTCGGGATGGAGTACCAGCAGCGTGTCGGCGCTCTGCGTCCAGTTAATCTGGCCGATCTGCGCGGCGCTCCACGGCGTTTCCAGGTACCGGTGGTCGCCCCCCTCGGGGTCGGGATAGATGTCGACCCGGCCGTCGGTGAACACCAGCAGGTAGACCTGTTCGGTATTGAACTCGAAGGCGACCAGCCGCCCGTCGCCTGGCGCCGTCTCCACGTAGCGCAGGCCCGGACGGCGCGACACGCCGCCGGTCGGATGGATGAAGACGTTGCGAAGCCGCGCCGCCCCGTTGGCATAAGCCGTGAGGTCGCCGCGCCCGAGCAGCACGGGCGAGACCTCGCCGCCGGTGAAGCTCGTCTTGTGGGTGCGCAAATTGGGCATCATCGCCTCGCGTCGATCAGCGTGAAGTCGTCGAGGCCGTTCGGTGTCTCCTGCTGAGCGTCGATCAGCTTGGCGCGCCGAAGTTCCCTGTCGGCCGACTTCTCCAGCATCTCGGCACGGCTGGTGCTGCCGGTCAGCGGGATACAGAGCTCGGCTGCAAGGCGGACGATCAGCGCGTGGTCGAAGAAGGGCGGCCAGTCGGCCTCCTGCGGCCGGAAGATGTAGGTCAGCACCACCTCCGGCACGTCGGCGTGCAACCGTCGCTCGGCGATGCGAAAGCGGACGCCCCGCCCCCGCCCCGCCCCGCCGGCCGAAACCGCCCGCAGCAAATCCGGTGGCAGTTGATAGGCATGGGCGAAGTCGGCCACCGGCTCCGCCGCCAAGCGGACCAGTCGGACCTGCCCGGTGGCGAAGTTCCACGGATGGACGGACAGCAGGGCGTCCCGCGTCGTCGGATACAGGTTGGCGGCGATCTCGGCCTCGGCCGTGCCCTCGTCGAACGAGGTTATGGTGTCGCCGCCGATCTTGAGAAGCGCGCGCGAGCAGAGCGCTATACTGCTGAGAGCCATCACCCATCCCCTTGCCGGAATCGATGCGAAACAGGCGTCCGGACGGACACCGGCATGTAAAATTAACTGATTTTAAGATATTGGTCCGATGGTCGGGCTTAACTTCCGTATGTTAACTTATATTAAGTTTTTTTTCGTAACAGATTAACATGAAAGAACTTTAAGTCGCATTTTACCTGCGTTTTCATCCTTTTCGGCAGCCGCCCCGCGGGCCGTGCGGACCCGCGGGGCGCTGGAGAGGTCAGTCGGTGTTGACACCCCCCACCGACGTCATGTCGGCGACGTCGACCACCCCGGCCGCGCTGGCGTTGACCAGGAAGATCCCGGCCGCCGGCGCGCCGCCGGTGTTCACGTTGGCCAGGACCATGTCGCCGGCGCGCAGCATCTCGCTGGCCCCGTTGAAATAGCCCTGGGTGTCGACGTCGCCGGGCGCGTCCGGCGTGGTGTAGTGCCAGAGGGTGAAGCCGTTCGCATAGGCCAGCACGCTCAGGTTCCTGGATTGGAAGGCCATGACGGTTCTCCCCCTAGCTTTCGAGGCAGCGCATGGCGACCACGCCCGACGGGTCGATCAGGCAGGCGCCCTGGCTCATCATGTTGTTGACGAAATGGGCCGCCCGGTCGCCGTGCCAGGTGATGTCGGTCTTCACCTCGGCCGCCACGGCGTGGCCGATGGCGGTCTTGTGGTACCAGTAGCAGTGGCGCACCCCGCCCGAGTCCTTGGTCAGGCCCGAATGCGGAATCCACAGCGAACCCAGCCATCGCTTGGCCTGGGTTCCCTTCCACGGCAACTGGTCGTCGCCGATGTAGTCGGCGTTGGCGAACTCCTCGATGCCCAGCAGGTCGCTCCACTGCTTCCAGCCGACGATGGCATAGCGCTCGCCGTCGTCCGGCACGTCGGCCTCGCCCAAGATCTCGAAGGCGGCCAGCACCTTGGCCTTGGTCAGGCCGTCGGTGTCGCCGCCGGCGTAGTTGGTGCTGGTGTCCAGCCTGGCGATGACCAGCTCGTCGGTCTTGCGGCCCAGCGCATAGGCGCCGGCCTTGGCGACCACCTGCTGCTCGTTGATGTTGGTCTTCAGCTCGTCCAGCTTGTCCACCCAGTCGCCGGCGTAATAGTCGTAGAGCGGGCATTCCACCGGCGTGTGATCGACGTTCATCACGGGCACCTTGCCGTGCCGCGCCTTGGTGCTGGCCGTGCCCTTGCCCACCTTCTGGAAGGTGGTCGAGGCGCCGACGATGTTGTCCTTGGTCCGCACCGTGTTGCGCAGCTTCGAGCCCATCTGCTGGTATTGCAGGTGGACCTCGGCCTGGAAATGCCGGACGAACGATTCATCGACCGTCGTCGACAT